CTAATCCTGAACATAGAAAGCGTTATGCTGAAGCGAAAGCAAAAGGCAATATCGTTTTTTAAATGCCAACATTTTTAAGGAGATAAAGAAATGGCTAACAACACAACAATCAACAGTGAACTGTTTACCGCTTTACTTGGTGACGCACAATTCGCGGCATACGAGTCAAGCATCGCAAGACAGTTAGTCACTGTATTTGATATGCCTGGTAATTCAGGCAAAACTATCAACGTTCCTGTATATTCTGCAGTGAGCGCGATAGACTTAACTGAAGGAACTGCTCCTTCAGCGGCAGACACAAACACTTCAACTGCGGCAATTACACTTGCTGAAGTAGGTACATACTTCCAAGTAACAGACTTCTTAAGAGACTCTGCACAGCGTGATGTTATCGCTGATTTAGGTGCTCAAGCGGGTCGTGCTATTGCTGAAAAAATGGATAACAAAGTTTTTGCGTTATTCAATTCTGTAACTGCTTCAGTAGGTACTGAAGACAGTGCAATCACAGTTGACAACATCATGGATGCTATTGCTACACTACGTGGCAATAAGATTTCAGGTCCATTAGCGGCAGTTATTGGTCCAAGACAAGCACTTCAAATCAAGAAAGCATTATACAATGCAGGCGGCACTGTTGCTACTGCTAACAACTATGGTGCTTCTGTATTAGAAAGAGGCTTCATTGGCACAATTGGTGGATGTTCAATCTACGAATCTGCTCTTGTTAAATCTGATTTAGACACTGACACTGATACTGAACTAAACATGGTAGGTGCTGTATTTGCACCAACTGCTTTTGGTCATGCTATGCGTGGTGGTGTTAAAATGAAGACACAGGATCAAGCGGCTTCAAGAAGCACAGACATCATGATGTCAGTTGACGTTGGACAAGCGATTCTACAAAATTCACATGCTGTGAAGATTGTTGGATCAGCATCTGACTAATCTGGGAGTAAAGTAGTATGTCCTTCATAATAGACAATAGTATTACTATTAGTTTTGCAGACTATCAAGACGTCGTTGACAAGGATCAGCGTCTTTTTGATTCCAATGAAGGACTAACTGACGATGTCGTAGAAGACGGACTTATTAGAGCGACGGAGCGTATTCTTACAAAGGTACGCTCCTCGTCCTGGTGGCGTTCATACTACATCAGACGTGATAATTCAATAGCATACACTTCTGTTGCTGATGTTCCAGCAGTAGACCCTGACAAGATTAAAGCACGTTTAAACGACTTTAGAGACTTGGCAATCTACGAAGGACTTGCAGAATACATTTTACCTATCGTTGCTGATTTTGGCAATGAGGACAATGCTGAAAGGCAGAAAATGGGTTACTACAAGAACAAAGCAGAAGCACTGTTTCAAGAACTTATTACGGCTGGTGACTGGTATGATTTTGACGATGATGGCACTATTGCTTCATCTGAAAAAGACCCAGGGCAAATCAATCTTAAGAGGATCCGTTAATGCGACAAGAGATACTAAACTACATAAACGGGTTGGCGTTAGGAACATTCAGTGTTGCTAATGAACTACCTTACGATGCAAGTGGCACAGCACTATATCTATCAAATCCCAAAAAGATTTACGTAGATTTAGAGCAAACTGCTACAGAACCACTTGTTAGTGCTTTAGACGGACCTGTCATTGACAATGAAGTCACATCAGTTAGTATCTACTTTTCTGCGGATGCAAAACAATTACCAGCGAATTATGACAGTTTAGTAACTTCATTAAAAGCGGCAAAGAACATCACAACTGTTGCGGGTATTCACCGTAGAGAGTTAGATAGTTCAACTGAATTTAATGGAGACTTGATTGTTAATTCAATGGAAATACGTTTTAATAAAGTAACCTAAAGGAGACAAAACAAATGGCTTACATTTATCCAGCACCAGGTGTTAGCGGAGTCCAGGCAACTTTAACTATTACAACAAACAGTGGTTCAGACACAGTGGGATTAGTAGTCCCAGCACTGCAAGACGTAACAGTTAATAATGCCAACGACGTTTTTACTTGGACACAACTTGATAGTGGATCTAAACAACAGATTGCTACTACTGCCACAAATAGTTTAGGAATGAACTTGGTATTAGAGCAAAATACGTTTTTTGGAACTACTGTTTCAGGCGAAGATGCACAAACAGCGGGCATTTTTGGTTTATCAAAAGATAAAACTAAAATTGACTTTGAACTTTACTTGGGTGACACTGATGGTGGCGCAACAGGTAAAACAATTTCAGGTAGTGGATACGTTACAGGTTTAGCACCTACTGTATCTGCTGACGCACCTGTTTGGGTTTCACCAATTACTATTACAGTAGATGGTGACTACACAGTTTCCTAATCCTATTAGGAAAGGGAGAGCGAGGGTGAACGGGGTGCTTTTGTGCCCCGTTTATTCTATATAAGGTAAATACAATTGAAGGAAAGATTAATGGATGTATTAGATAAAAAGACAGACAAAGAACTACTTCAGAGTCTGATTGCAGAAACTGCAAAGGCACAGAATGAATTAAAATGTGCTCGTTCAGACGTAGAAAAGGCACAATCAAGAATACGTTTCTTGCTTGTTGTCGCAAACACACTGATTGAAAGAAAAGGAGATTAACAGATGAACCTATCAGAATTAGCAAAAGAACCCAAACTAACTAAAGTAACAATTGATGACTCTCAACTTGTAAAAAAGTATGGAGAGGCAATTGAGTTTTGGGTATACGACAGGGTTGATATGTCAACGTTTATGAAGTTGGCAAACTTGGAAGGCAAACAGCAGATGGAAGATGTTGTTGACACAATGAAAGAACTTATTCTTGATGAAAAGGGTAACAGAATCATTAATGACAAAAACATTTTGCCAAATGATGTAATGATTAAGGCTGTAGAAAAGACGGTAGTTGCGTTGGGAAACTTCGCGACCCAAACTTCGCAGACTTAACACCTCAAGTATCTAATTTATTGATACTTGATGCAGTTGCGAGAAGGTATAGTGTTATGCCTTCATACGTAATGAAGTTTGGGGACAGTTTAGATATGAGATGTGCTAACTTGGGCAATGCATATGAAGCATATCTAAATAAGAAACAAAAGGGCGGTGGTTTAGATAAAACGGACCATGGTTACACAACACAGGATTTAAAGTCCATGTTGCAACAAGTAAAGGAGCGTAAGGATGGCAGTAAGAATAGTAAGTAATAGGATGGGTCCAAGCATAGGTAAAATCGTTGCTAAATTCAACAGATTGCCTAAAGACGCATACAACTATTGGAAAAGCATCACGCCTATCCGCACAGGTAACGCTCGTCGTAGAACACGTCTACAAGGTAGCAAAATCAAAGCAAACTACAATTATGCAGTACCGCTTGACAAAGGAAAAAGTATTCAAGCACCTAAAGGTATGAGTGGTCCAACAGAAGAATTCATCAGAAATAAGATTGAAGATGATATATTAAGGAAGTAAACCATGGCAGATTTAAGATATCAAGTTGACATAGACACAAGGGGTGCTAAACAAAGTTTAGGCAGTTTACGTTCAAGTATTGCAGGCATTGGTGCGGCACTTGGTCTTGCATTTGGTGCTAAAGAACTTGTCCAAACAGCGGCACGTTTTGAAGACTTAAGAACTACACTTGGTTTCTTATTTGGTGATGTAGAGACTGGTGCAAAAGCATTTGAACAAATCAAAAAGTTTGCCACAGAAAGTATCTTTACAGTTGAGGACCTAACAAACTCTGTTGTTAAATTAAAAGCGGCAGGACTTACGCCAACTATTGAACAATTAAGTTTGTTTGCAGACGTATCAAGTGTTGCAACAGATTCAGTTGGTGCCTTACAAGCAATTACAGACTTGTTTGCAAGAACAACAGGTGGTGGTTTAGGACTTGAAGATTTAAACAGACTTGCTGATAGAGGTATCCCTGTATTTGCAATTTTAAAAGACAAATTAAATTTAGCACGTTTAGAAGTATCAGAGTTTGGTAAAACAAGCGAAGGCGCGGCAATTATTCTTAAAGCACTTACAGAAGGTTTGGAAGAAACCTTTAGTGGTTCAAGTGCGGCAAGAGCAAACAATCTTTCACAAGCATTTTCAAACTTGGAAGATGCTATAGGCAACACAGCAGACATAATTGGACAAGCAGGTCTAAACAAAGAATTAGGTGATTTAATTAGATCTCTAACAGATGTAATTGATAAAAATAAATTATTCATTAAAAGTTTTACTGAAGGATTGATTGTTGCTGTTAAAGTTTTTGCAGAACAAGTAAAATATCTAATAGGATTACTTGCTCTTGTATTCACTGTCAAGACAATAACCAGACTGATTACAGCCGTTAAGGCGTTTAATGCAATGCGTATGGCAATAGGTGGAGCGGCAACAGCCGCCGCTGTGTTGCAAGGTGTTACAGGTATTGGTTTAGTTAAACTTGCCGCGGGAATGGCGGCGGTTGCAGGTGTTGTTGCTGGCATAAATGAAATGGTTGGTGATGCTGGCGATGAGATTAAGAAACTTGAAGAAGATGCAAAAAATTTACAAAATTTAGAAACTGGTCCTTTAAGTTTACCTGATGCTCCTGACACTGCAACAGGTGGTTTTCAAGAAGAATTTGACAACCTTAAGAAAAAACAAGATGACATTATTAGAAGTCAAATTAAGTACTTTGCAGACTATAAAAGAAGTGTTGATGATGTAAAATTAAAAGTTGAACAAGAAGGCAAACTGTTAAAAATGACAGAGGGTCAAGCAAATGTTCAACGTGAATTGAATAGATTTACTGCTGATTATTATTCTACTATTGCTCCTTTACAAGAAAAAATTACACAGTTAAAATTAAAAGACACTGAAGAAACAAAAGTTCAAGCAGAAGAAATACAAAATCAAATTGACAAGATTACAGAATTATACAATGTAAGTCTTGCAGGACTCAAAGAAGAATTACAATTACGCGAACAAATCAACAGAGAAAAAGAGCGTGATGAATTATTCTTAAACAATCAAATTAGTCTACAAGATAGTTTAAATGATTTAGTAAGGGAAAGCAGACAGGAACTTGATGATTTAA